TTCAAAAAATATCTCAGCTGTTTGTGGTCTTGCAACATATTCTAAAAAAAATTCATTACTAGGCGCTTCTTCCATATTATACTTAGTTAAACCATGTAGAGCTCCATTAGATCCTCCACCACCTACTGTACCAGATATGTCATAAGAGTCACAGCCAAATGCACCTATATGTTCGTTGACTGGAAAATATATACCATGTTTCTTTATTTTTTTATTAGATAACCCTTTGTTAGGCGTCCAAGACACCTTAAACCTACCTCTTGAATCTGGAGTCCATATTACCTCTGAGTCTTTTACACCATCCTTCCAATAGAATCTACCTCTTGTTACATGATGCTCCATAATAAGAGAATCATTATAATCTATCTGCTGGTAAATTTTAGTTAGATTAAATAAAGAAGATTTACTTTCATCTCTAAAGGCGTGAGACTCTGTTCTTGGAAACTGTCTGTAAAATTCATTTAATGCGTCAGCATCTTTCTTTAATGAATCTACTTCTGCCTCCCAGTAATCTATTGCTCCATTTGTAATCCACTCATCATCTACACCTCTGACTTTTTTTTCTGGCTTTCTAAAGACTGGCATACCAAACCTATCAATAAAGCCTTCCATATTCCACTCCATTGGAATAAAAAGTGAATACAATCCTGATTTAGTTTGACCGTTGGCATTTCTTGTCTCAATGCTAGAATCTTCAAATAATTTTTTAAAATTCTCACCACCTTTACTTAGAGCGTTTGACGTAGAACCCATCATACACTTGCCTATAATTTTACTACCCAGTCTCAAACAAGTTTTAGTTACACGCCAGTTATTCTGGATGTTATTTGGCTTGAGCCACTTACCTGATTCATCGTGTACTAGCAGTAAAAGCTTCTCACCATCATAAGAGTTATCATCTGTATTCTTCCAGTCGATAGTTGTAACTAATCCTGTTAACTCTTCATCCATAACTTCGTGCATATTCTTTTTAGTAATCTTAGATGCAGGAACTCTGAACGCTAATTCAGTTTTTGGTTTATCCATACCATCTTGGATAGGTTTGAAAAAGAATGGAAGTCTATTTGCAATAGGAACAACTTTATCAGTAAACATTTTTTTTGCGTCAGATCCTGTTTTAGATAAAATACCGACCCTAGAATCTCTTGCTAGCGTTCCTGTATTGACACACTCAGAAGACCCCATAAAAGAAAAACCTGAACGTCTTATCTTAAGATAGTCCATGCCAAAGCATCTTTTATCTGCCTTGCAAGCCTCCCAGTACAAAAAGAATATTCTATTAGCCTCTCTATAATCAGGATACCCAACATCAATACTTGTCCACTGTAGATACATATAATGCGAACCTGTTATGTATATAGGTTTGCCATTATTATAAAACCAGAAACCTAGCTCTCTTCTATCAAACTCTGATTCTATATAATCAACCCATTTGTTTTTAAAAGCTGGAGGTCTGTCGTTCCATTGAAAGATAGAATTTATCCTAGACAAATCTCTAGGTAGTTCTTCTCTCTCCCAAAACTGTTCCTTTTTATCTGAATCTCTTTTGTATATTTTTTTTGGAGTTGGTGGCAACGCTATCGGTAAACCATTAATCGAAATAATATCTCCTATCTGTCCAGACTTAGATATAATTACTATATCATATTTTTCATTATACCCATAGAGCCAAGTTTTAGAGTTATTTTTTCTTTTGTAAACTCCGCTAGGCACATAGTCCTTTAATAATCTATATAGTTTATTTTGATCTTCTTTCTGCAAACCCTTGCTTTGTATTTGTTTTATCTATTTGTCCTCCAGAGTTTATTACCTCTTCCTCTGAATCAATTTTATTTAGTATTTCAAAAGCATCAAATATAGCTAGCTTTTTTGTAGCTGCTGCGTTCTTTAATCTATCCGCTGCTAATTCATCATCAGGGTCAGGCTTTATAATATCTTCTTTAGCAACTTTAATTAGTTGCTCTACAGCTCTACGACCTGCGTGTATAATTTCTTTTTTTAAATCTTCTGACTTCATAGTTTCATTGTAATTTGATGGTCAAACATTCTGTATAGTTTCTCATCATCAACCGTAAACTCATACTCACTGTTAGGCTTGAATGATATTCTGTCACCACTCTTGACTCCTTGTGAAGATAAATATTTATTTGGGTATTTCATAATACCAATAAGAGGCTCTTCTCTGCCAAGCTTCATTATAAATGATTCTTCCACAGGCACAGGTTTTACAAAGCAATACCTGTCATGACATATCCACTGGTCATTATGTTTATACATAAAGAACTGGTCATGCTCTATAAAAAACAAATCATCTTTAAAAAAACTCTTCCCACTTTTTTGCCTCCCCTTCATGTCATTGTAAAACTTAAATACATTATGGTGCACTAAAAGTAAATCTCCTACTTCTATCTCTCCTTTATAGCCAAGTGGTGTAGCTACCACTACGCCCTGTCTGTTTGATGCCATGTGGTTTTCTTCCGAAGTACTTGTTATAAAATTCATACCATCTATATCTTTTGTGTTGGTATATCTTTTATCATCAAGTGGTTTAACGATAAAATAAAAAGGTGACCTCATTAAAAGTTTATATTATATTCTATTGAAACTGGCATATTTGAATTAAACTCTTTCCAGAGTAATATCTCTCCCTCTCTTTGTATCCATATCTTTATACTATCACTTCTCTCTACATATTGTATCAGGTGAATAAAATACTTGCCGCCTAATACCTCTTGACCTACTATATAGTGCATAGCATCGGACTTATAGTTTGGCCCTATTGAGATTTTACGAATATCCATTTGATTAAATTTAATTAATACAAAGATATAAATAAATTACCTGCCTTGACCTCTGTATTTTTTCTTGTAAGCTGTTTGACTGCGACTAGCGTTTTTACTGTGAACACCAGGTCTTTTTTTCTTAGGTCTTTCTATATAAGCGTAAACTATATTACGAGCCATTCTTTTGTATTGATTTAAATTTCTCAGCTCCCCTTGAACCGAAATATGCTACATAGACGGTAATTAATAAAGATTTCAGAAGATCAACCCAACCGCTATCCACGTCAAACCATCCGCCTGTTGAGTCTACAAATATTAATAATACCATTGATACAGTAAGAAAAACTAAAGTCAGAGGTCTTGTGTTTTTAGAGAGCCACGAATCACTTTGCATATCGCTCTGCCAACGTTTGGTAACCTCTTGCATTTCTACGGTATCTTGATGTAAAAGAGCTAATGCTTTTTCTTTGTCTTCTGCTGGAAGCACAGGGTCTTTTTTAATTAAGTTTTTAACCACACCCATTATCCCTTTATCAGGAAGCACTTCTCCAAAAGAATCTATAATAGAAGATCCAGCTCCTGATAAAAACTGACCTACTTTTGTTTCTTTAAATTTTTTCTTCTTACTCATATTACCATGTATTTAGTTTTGCCATTATCCTTATAAGCTTTTAAACATCTTTCTCTGTTCTCGTCTGGACTTACATACGAGACGTGTACCCAGTCAGGATTATTGTCATCTCCAAACTCCCATATCATCTGATCAAAACTTATGTTTTCTCTAATGTGTTTAAACATTTCAGCGTTGGATTTTACACCAAATGTATCATCTATATCTATTGCTCTGCCCTGACAGTGCTGAGAAGACTCGCTTCCACCTATGGCTTTGTTTAGTTCTGGAGATCTAAAAAAAGAATTTATTTTGATAGGGCCACCTACCCATTCTCGAAGTGGTTCAAATACATGCTTGGCTACCGCTTCCATATTAGTAAGTTGATACTGATTAGGTATATTATCTATGTTACGTCTAAGAGCAGTATTAGATTTTACTCCTTCTTTGTAAGATATATGTTTGCTAATATTTTTGATGACTTAATTATTCAGATTCCACTATATCCCAAGTTTGAGTTTCCTCATTCCAAAAATATATTTTATCATCCTCTGGCATTGGTGTTGGAGCTTGCCAATCAAAATTATCGTCCAATGACCAGCTTGGGTATGGCTGAGGTGCTATAAACACATCATTATCTGAATCGTAAGTATAGC